ATGAGTAAAAAAATGAATTTTTCAAACTCGGAAACACTTTCGTACGTGAGAGGATGGACAGAGCCAACCTTCCACCAGGGGAAGGAAGTGTTCGTCAGTTTCTATGCCTTCGACCCCAATATCGGGAAGCTGCACCGTAAGAAGATCATGCTCGGCCGAATCAAGGGTAAGGCGGCGCAGCGGCAGCATGCCCGGCGCATCATCGAGCGGGTGAAGGAAAGGCTTCTGAGCGGCTGGAACCCTTGGATAGAGCAGTCGTCGCCCGTTGAATACACTACGTTTGCGGTGGTGGCTGAGCGTTACCGCGAATACCTGCACAAGCTGGTGAAGGACGACGACATGCGTGAAGAGAGCCTGGCCAGCTACCTGAGCTACCTCAGGGTACTGGAGCACTGGGCGGCAGAGCACGGGCTGCAGTACATCTTCCAGCTGGACAGGCACCGTGTCGGTGAGTTCCTGGACTATGTCTTCATTGAGCGTAACAACACGCTCCAGACGCGCAACAACTACCTGGCCTGGCTGAAGACGTTCAGCCGGTGGCTGCTGCAGCGCACGTATCTGAACGCCGACCCGACGGCAGGCATGATGATGGTGCAGCGGCGGGCAAAGAAGAAGAACCGCTCAGTGATTCCGAATGATGTCCTTACGCGCGTACGCGAATACCTTTATAAGAATAACCGTCATTTCCTGCTGGCCTGCTACCTGCTGCACTACCTGTTCATCCGTCCGCATGAGATGACATTTCTGACAATAGGCGACATCCGGCCGTCGAGCCAGACGCTGCTGCTGCACGGTGAGAACACGAAGAACCGCAACGATGCCGTCATCACGCTCCCGGCGAAGGTGATACGCCTGATGCTGGAGCTGGAGGTGTTCAAGTTCCCCAGCCACTACTACCTGTTCAGTGACGGTTTCAAGCCAGGACGTGAACGGAAGTCGGAGAAGATGTTCCGTGACTACTGGACACGGTGTGTGCGCAAGGATCTTGACCTGCCTGAGCAGTACAAGTTCTACAGTCTGAAGGACACCGGCATCACGAACATGCTCAGGGCTAACCATGACGTGCTGACGGTGCGTGACCAGGCCCGCCACTCGAGCATCCTGATTACCGACACCTACACACCGAAGGACATACAGGCTGCCAATGAGGCGCTGAAGAACTACGACGGGTTCCTGTGACAAGAAAGCCGGAGCCCCGTGAGGCCCCGGCATGCAAATGAAAGTAAAAAGGCTACGAGAGCCTGCTGCGCTCAGCACCTGCCGGTCTGGCACTGACATAGCCGAAGCAGCGCCCCACAGAGATGTGTATGCACTGGTGGCGTGCATGCACGCGGCTGATGCGGATGAAGCCCATGTTCAGGTCTGTGGGTGCCATGGCATCGAGGTGGAAGTAAGGCCCGTGGCCTATGCGTCCGCGGTTGAGCTCTGCCACTTTCTCGCCGATGGCCATCACGGTCTGTTCCCACAGGGTCCCGTCGGTCAGTACACGGTTGGCCAGTTCCTGTCGGCACCAGTCGGCCAGTCGGCGCTCCTCGCTGTCCAGCGTCTTCTCCAGACGCTCACTTACCTTCACCCAGCAGAAGAACAACGCTGCATTCTGCTCACTCTGATTCATTACTTGCTTTTCCATAACTGATATTTTTTGACATTAAAAACTGCACTACGCGCTGTCAAGGCTCATATCAGTTGAAACCTCCGGGGCGGTTTCCCGACACCCGACGCGGTGCAGTTAGACTGTTGTTTCCTTAAATATTTGCAGGCACAAAAAAGGCTGGACGTGTATCCAGCGGCATCTCTCGTACCACTGATATGATTTTGACGCTGCAAAGATAGTGATAATTCCTGGAACTACCAAATAAAATCGCTGGAAAATGAAAAAAATCCCCCGACTTGTCGCAAGCAGGGGGATTTAAAGAGTTCATTATTTTATAAGTACAATCTTTCGTCAGACGTAAGACACAGGTGGTTTTTCAACCATCAGGTTCATGCCCAGGTCTCTTGAAAGTTTATCTATTCCTTCTCGGATTCTCTTGATTGTGTCCTCTTTCGGCTCGCGCAGGCCGGTAACATATTGGCGCAGTACCGAGGCGTTCATGCCTATGTACTTGGCGAAAGCTGTCACGTCTATGGGGTAGTAGTCGAAGAACGAGCCGACATCGAAGCGGAAGTCAAACTCAATGTCTGGCAGCAAAACGCCCTCTTCGGCCTTTATCTCCTTTATTTCCTGCAGCGACAAATAGGTGTCTTCCATCACCGCACGGGCCGACGAACCACCTCCTCCGAAGCCGCAGTTCTCTATAGTCTCAGGCGTGAAGCAGGTGAAATTTCCCTTTCCCCTTCCGCGCTCCACAATTGCCAATAGTTTTTTCTTTGTCATATATGCCGTAAATGCTTTAAAATCTATGTAAAGAGTTCTGCCACCATTTCCTTTGTCACTTTCTCCCCGAAAGGTTGCCCGGGCCTAAAGCCCGAGCAGTTCCTTTTCAAGAAATTTCAGAAGTCCTGTGCGGACTTCCTTCGAACCATGGCGGGGCACAGGTCTTGTTTTGCCCGTGATGGGGCTGTACCAGATGTCGTGATCCCGCCCGTGTCTTAACAATCTGCATCCCGCAGAAAGAAGACGCTTAACGAAGTCGTTGTGACTCATAAAATAAGTATTAGAACTCTTTGGCTTAATTGCCGATGCAAAGGTAACAAATAAGTTGCAAACCACCAAACATTTTGGTAACTTTTTTGTTGCAAAGGTACACTTTTAACAAATCTAAAACAAAAGAAGTTATGAAGTCATCTCGTAGAAATACCCTGTCATGAGGTGGTCGAAGCCGTCCTCATTGACTGAGGCCTCTATCTTCTCGCATCCGTAGCGTTTGTTCCGGACGATGAAGACGCTGGCAGGGTCCGGCATCTGTTCGGCATAGAAGCGGAAGACATGGCGTGCCTTCATGTTGAAAGAAAAGCCGTTGCGGTGCAGCTGCCCGAGGTAGTAGGTGGCATCGGTAGGGTTCAGCGAGAGGGACCACAGCCTGTGGGAGGAGGACAGCGGGTTCTGCCGGAAGCGCCAGTCAGTGAAGCCAGCACGGACATTGTACTGGACGAAATTCTCCGGGTCGTCGGATCTGACACGTACAGCCTTCTGCATGACGTCGTCGATGAACATGACCTGCAGTCGGTCCTCCTTCTCGCCCTTCTTGGTGACCGTCTCGTCGCCCATGACATATTCCTGGACAGTGGCCGACTCCTCTTCACCGGCACCGGTCATATTGCCTCCGAATATGCCATTCAGCGACACTGTTGTCCGCTCATTGCCCGTGGGGTTTTCGAGTGTGGGGCCTATGGTGTGCTGCGTGACGGAATATCCACCTTCGTCACTGCCCCAGTGCACGCTGGTGTCCCAGTCGCCGATGGCCACCGGTACAATTTTCAGCTCCGTGTCGCCTGCAGCGTTCTCGCGCATGAGGGGCCGGAACACGTCAATCTGAGTGAGCATGACCAGCGATGACTGCAGGCCGAAGGCACTGAAGTCAAAGTCCCACCCGGCGAAGCTGCCAAGAGGGCAGCGGAACACCTGGCGCATTCGCTCATTCTCCCCCATGCTCTCGTAAGCAGCTGCTGCAGCGTCGTAGGTCGGGTAGTCAACGGTTCTGACATTCTCCCGGACATCCTCGGGAATGATGTCATAGTCATGTGAGGGTGACGAGGACATGTCAAACATCAGGTTGTCAGCAGCCAGTGCCCGTGCGTCGCTCTCTTCGGCCATTTCCACGGTATATTCCTCCACAGGAACAATCTTCACGAGCTGGGCACCAGCGAAGAACTCAGGCACTGCCAGGAGCCTGACCGTCTTGGCCACCTCGTCAATCTGCATAGTGAGGTTGAAGAAGCGGCACACCTCAGTCAGGAACTCACGCGGCGTCCAGTGCGGCAGCACATGGGCATAGACGGCCGTCCGCTTTGCCGTGGCCACGAAGAGCCTGTTCCACGGTTCACGGTCGATGTCGCACTGGTCGAGGCTGAAGCCGTAGTGCCCGAGGACCTTCCTGACGAGGAAGAGCAGCTGGAACTGCCAGCAGGAGGTGGATGCCCCCTTCGTCTCGTCCGTCACCACCGACACGGCGACCTCTTCATCGTCAGCCCATGTAGCGGCATTGACCCTTCCGAGGGGCAGTTCGTCGATGTAGTCGTCACTGCCGAGGAAGTTCACCTCGCTGCGTCCCCCGAGCAGCTGCACCTTCACCGTCAGGTGGGTGACCTGCGTGACGCGTGCCGTGCCGACGAGTACCAGGCGGTTGTCCACCATGAGCCGGCACTTCATGCTGATCATCGGTTTGGAGGTGTCGATGCGCTGCAGGTTCTGCAGGAACTGCCGGTTCTCAAGAATATCCATGGGCAGGCTCACGTCCAGCGTATAAGTTTCTGACGAAGTGAAGTACGGGTTCTCCCGCGTCAGCTTGAACCCATTGGACTCAGCACTGAAGTACACGCGCTGCCAGCTGTTGCCGTCGTCCTTGGAGAGGAGTAATTGTGTCATGTCAGTTTACGAATTAAAGATTATTTTTTTGCCTTCAGGGCCTCCAGATGGTCAAGTGCCTTCTTGGCCTGTTCAGTATCCATGTATGCCGGTATGCCCTGGCTGACAGCTTCGCGCAGCTGCTCGTTAGTGTCGCGCAGCTGCTGCAGCTCCAGTCTCAGCTCCTCATTGTCCGTCTGGACATTGACCACGGGGGCGATGACGGAGGCGTTGGAACTGCCACCCACCGTGCGTCGCACGTCGTCCATGGTCAGCGAGCCTACGGTATTGTTCTTCTGTGCCCGGTCAATGAAGTCCAGGAAGGGGACGATGGCGGGGTTGTTGACGGCCTGATGGTTGGCCACGAACTCCCCTTCGTGCACCACGCCCGCCTTCTTGCGGTAGTCACGGCCGCCCGTGTAGCCACCCTCGTAATAGCCTGCTGCCTCTGCCTGGTGCTGTTTCTTGATGGTGGCCACCTGCAGCATACCCGCAGCGAGAGCAGCAGCTGCTGCCACAGGAGCCAGCAGGTAGCCCACCAACGGCACCTGAGCGGCCGACGTATAGGCATTGATGGCCCCCATGGCGGTGCTGGCCAGCGCCTGGGCCATCTCCATCTTCATGGCGCGGTCGTTCGACTTCTTCTTGATGGCGGCCACTTCCTTCTGCTTCTTTTCCTCCAGTTTCTTGACCTTCGCCTGGTTATTGCCGGCAGCCTCTATCTGGCGGTCATAGTTCTTGGTGACGACGGCCACCTCGTAGTCAGAGGAAGCCTTGGCGTAGGCACTGGCGGCATTATACAGATTGCCCAGCTGTTCGAAGACGGCGCCGTACTTCTCCTGCGTCTTCTCAACGAACTCATCGACGGCCATGGCCTTGGCCGCGAGGTACTCCGCATGCGTCAGCTCGTCGTTCTGGTACATTTCCTTCAGGGCCGCCGTCTGGTTCTGCAGGTTCGTCAGGTCGCCCGTCCAGGGGTTCTGGGCGTTGGCGTCACCGGCCTGCTGCCTGGCAAGCTTGAAGGCGGCGGAGGCGGTGCCTCCGCTTACGGAACCGGCTGTGGAGTCCTGAGCGTAGCGTGCCTGTATCTGCAAGCGTGCCTGCTGGTACTCCTCTTCCTTGATTAGTCCCTGCCGGAAGAGCTCATCGAGGGCATTGAGTTCGAGGGTCTTTCTTTTCTCCGACGACTGTCCGAGGTACGTTTCGCGCAGGCTCTCCAGCGACTCCTGGTAGTACTGCTCCCGCTCCAGCTGGTGCTGGCGCAGCAGGTCCTCGGTTTCCTCCTCCACCTGCATACGTTCCAGCGAGCCCTTGTTGTACAGCTCCGCCTTCAGCTGCAGGTAGTCATAGTCAGCCTGGAAGAGTGCCTCATTCAGGGCCGCCTCGTTCTGGTAGATGCTGCTGTTCCGGTCTTCGAAGTCCTGCTTCAGCTGCTCTATGAGGTCACGGTGCTGGCGTTCCATGTCGTGCAGCTCCAGCTGCTGCTGTTCCTCGGTACCACGCCGTAGCAGCTGCTGCTCCTTCAGCTGCAGCTTCTTGTATTCGTCAGTTCCCTCGCCATACAGCTCCATGCGTTTGCGAATGCCTGCCAGCTGCAGCTGCTGCTCCTTCTCCAGATAGTCCCGGTAGTTGATTTCGCCCGCAGCGTATGCAGCCATGTTCATGGCCAGCAGCTCATCGTTGGCCGCCTTGATGGCCTCGTTGCGTTCGCGGAGGTCCTTTTCCGTGGTGTCTTTGGTGGTAGTGCTGCCCCCTCCCCCACTCCTTGCGGGTGCGGGCGTGTAGGGTCCGGCTGGGGAGCCGCCGGGTGCTGCTTCTTCAGCCGTGGCCTTAATCTTCACCATTTGCTCAGTGGTCTGTTCAAGCACTTCGTTCAGCCGTTTCTCCTCATCCTCCAGACTGTTCACTTCCTTCCTGTATCTGGAAACAGCCAGGCTTGCGGTATCAGTGTAATAGCCGTTTTCCTCAGTCGCTGACGTCTCATTCCATCCTTTCAGGTTGCCATGGAAGACAAACGACTGTGCAGCATTCAGCGAACGGTCAAGTTTTTCAGCGGCACTGTTCCACATGGTCAGCCATCCGTCGTACCATCGTGAATACTCACCTTCAGACAGCTGGTTACGCTTTTCCATTTTCTTTTGTTCCAGCTCATCAATCTGGGCCGCCAGTCTCTTGGCCTTGGCATTAAGCAGAATGGACTGCGTATAGTTCTTGATGGCCACGTCCGCTTTCTGCGTATTGATACTCTCCATATCCAGATTGCCCAGGTATTCAGGGCTAATCTTATTAATTTCCTCAATAGCCTTTCTTCTTTCAGTGTCAGAGAGGGCTTTATTCCTCGCAATTTCTACCAATTTATTGAGCGTCCTTGTCTCACTCTCAGCATCGGCAGCGGCCTGCCGGTTGACTTCATCCAGTCTTCTGGCAGCAGCTGCAGCATCGTCCGTTTTCTTTGACAAGTCCACAAGAGCAGCCACTACAGTCATGACGGCCGTTGCCACAGCCAGGTAAGGATGAGCAAGCATCACCCTGTACAACGAGCGGAAAGAGGCAATAACCTTCTCATTCCAGAACACCTGCAGCTTAGCCGCCATGTTCTGCCCATTGACAGCGACCGTATATGCGATAATAGCTGCTGTAAGAGTAATAAGCGTCGTGCGGTACCGGGTAGTAAAATTGACCAGTTCAATTAAAGCACTAATGACCGATGACGTCACATGCAGCCCGTTCACCATGATAGGCATCAGCCGTTCTCCCAGTTCTACGCGAAGGTCGTTAAAACGGTCCTTTGCCTTATCCAGCTGGGCCTGGACAGTCGTATTCATGGCATCATACTCTCTGACGACACTGAGTCCATCCGCATACGCCTTGGTGGCCAGCTGCTGCCGTTCCCTCACGTCGTCGATCTTATCCGCCAGCGTCGAGATGACGGCTACGGCCCGGCTGCCGTCCAGTCCCATGTCGTCGAGCATCTTCATCATCGTAGTAGGATCCTGACGGCGCAGGTTCTCCGCCAGCTGCAGTACTGCCTCATTGGCATCCTCAGCCAATAGTTTGGTAAACTTCTCCACGGACATGCCAGCGATGCGGGCGAACTTCTCTGTATCCGTCTGCATCTTGGTCAGCATGTTACCAAAGGCCGTAGCCGCCATCTCGTCACGCAGCAGGTTTTCGTCCATCACGGCGGCGTAACCCATTATCTGAGCCTGTGTCAGTCCCAGCTGCTTGGCAAAGCCTGCCACACGGGCAGTATAGTCAATGAGATAGCCTGCACCTGCAGACGAGTTCTGCGACAGTTCATTGACGGCAGAACCCGTAGCCAGCATGGCACCACGCAGTCCCCTCTTCTCGTCCTCACCGAAGGCCATGGCCAACTTGCCAACGTTCTTTACAGCATCCTCTCCCAGGTCGTCGCCCAGGGCCACATTGATCATGTTGGCACCCTCCACAAAGTCCTTGACCGCCTCACTTGTCTGCAGGCCCAGCCGTCCGGCATCCCCCGCCAGCTGGTTCAGCTTCTCACGGGGCGTACGGGTATCCATACCCTTGAAGTCCTCATTCAGCCTTCTCACCTCCTCGTCGGCCAGTCCCGTATATTTCCTGACGTTCGCCATCTCCTCCTCCATGGAGGCATAGGACTGGATAGCCTTCTCCACGGTCATCCGTGTCTGGATGAGCGAGCTTGTCAGCATGATGAAGGCACCCTGCCACTTATTGAAGACCGCCGAGATCCTGGAGCCCAGCGATGCCGTCTTCTGCTGTTCCGCATTCACCCGTTCCAGCTCTGCTTTCACCTGCTTGATGCGCTGCTGTGTCTGCCGATATTCAGCCGTTCCGCGTTCCTGCGTGCGCAGCTGCTCCTTCATCACGGCCAGCGATGCCTCAAGATCACGGATCTTCGCCTTGGACAGGTTTTCCATGGTGGCATTAATCAGCTTTTGTTCGAGCAGTTGCTGAATTTCAGACTTACGGACAGCATTAAGCTCTTTCTGATAGCGGTTGATGGCAATGTTGTTTTTGTTCTGTTCAACCGCCATCTTCTCCAGTTCCTGCCGTGCAAGGGACAACCTTTCAGAGAGTCCATTATAAAGGTTACTGTTACGCGGCACCAGTTGCTGCATCTTCTCCAGGCTCCTGATGGCCTGCCTTATTTCTTTCTCAGACGCGGTACTGAGGTTGTTCAAGGTGTTGATAGTCTGCATGACATCCTTGCCGTATGCCTTTGCCTCCTTCGACACCTGGCGAATCTGCTTTGTAAGTTCGCTGTACTGTTTCGGATCCTGGCTACGGTTCACCTGGTCACGCTTTTTCCGGAGCTCCTCCTCCAGTTTGATCAGTTCGTTAAGTTCGTCCTTCGCCTGCTTACTATTCAGTTCAACGACGGTGACATATCTTTCAGTTGTTGCCATAAAAAACGGGTATTACTCTTTTGCAAAAGTAATACCCGGCCTTATGTCTTAAAACTACGCTTACACCACCAGCTGGTAGTCACTGTTACGCCACTGGTTGACGAGATCAAACGCTTCTACCCTTGCTGCATGCTCCGTTTCTCCAGTCAGCGTGACCACCTGTCCCGTTATGTCGTTGCGCAGTCGGATGGTGCTCCTGAGGTTCTCGTCACGGTAACTCTCCAGTACCGTGAAATGGTCGAGGACACCCGACGGGATGTTGGGGTCGAAGTCCTCTCTGGGGAATGTAGTCAGCACGGTATCTGGTTTTGGCTCGACCTCAAAGAGTTTCACCAACACCCATCCTACGGCCATGATGACCCAGAACGCCAAAGCTCCTTCAGCTAAAAATCCAAACGTCATTCTCTTTTCTTCTTAACCGCTGCAAATATACAAAATATTTTCCAGATATGCAAGGAAAAACGGAAGAAAAAAACCGCCACCTTCACAGGCAGCGGCAACAATCAATAACTAAAAACCTAAAACTTAATATTATGATTAAGAGAACAAAATACCTCTAAGGGTTGATTTTCCTTCGTACATACATGATGACGGCCAGTACCGCAGCAGCCACACTGAAGGCCGTCACGCCCATCATTATCTTACCGTAGTCCACGCACACCTGCTCCCAACGGGAAAGTTCCCTTTCCACGGGATAGGGAACCTGTATGCTGTCAACACGAACACTATCCTTGTAATGCAACTCCTTGAGGTCACTCAAAAGGCTGTTGATCTGCTCTTGCTGAATTATCAACAGCCGCTCATTAGCCGCCAACTTGATTCCTAACTTTGCCAGCAGCACGCTGTCTTCTGGCCTTCCTTCACGTATAATGGTATTGGTCTCTTTATTGACCTCCACCTTCTTCTCTACGGTGTCCGTCTGGTGTACTATCTCAGTCTTGACAGTTTCTACGGGCACATACTTCGTCCTGCAGCCGCACAGCATCAGCAGTACGGCCACTATGATGCAGGCCATCATCACCGGGCCCCAGCAGCCCTGCCGCCCGGCCATCTGCCGGTACTGCCACTCATAGTATTCCTTGTCCGTCATATCGATACCTGTTTAGAACCAGACAACCTTGCCACCGTTACATACCAGCCGCCGGTACTTGATGCCGTTCAGCCTATTCAGCCATCCAGGCAGGTTCACCTCCTGCCCGGGAGCACTGGCCACGCTCTCGAAGTGTAGCTTGCGCCGTTTCCACAGGGCAGAAAAGAGCGTAGAGGGGTCAGCATCGTTGAGCGCCTTTAGCGTCTTCGGTCCGACGATGCCGTCAGGTGTCACTCCGAGCACCTGTTGCGGATATACTATGCCGTATTTCCCGCTGCCCCACACCCAGTCCACCAGCAGGTTGGCCACCGACTGGCTTTCTATCTGGTCAGCCCTCCACCTGTTCCAGAATCGCCGGAACACCGTGTCCCATTCCTCTTCCGTCAGGTTCTTCAGGTCAGCGATGGTCCTGCTGCTGCCGAAGACCTCACGATAGGTGCCAATCGTCACGCCCCATTTCGTCGGTCCTCCCCTGTCGCTGCGCCGGTTAGTGTACTTCTTTCCTTCCCATGACCGTATGAACGGTTTTAAAATCAACATGTCTGCCATAGTGCCGGGTGTTTTATTCCTTCATTTTGTCCATATAGTTACGTACTTCCTGGTCCACCTTTGTCCGGACATAGAGCGCGATGCCGAATACTCCCCCAGTGAAACTGAGGCACATGCCGGTAAATCCCAGCACGCCGTTAGTGATGTCCCCCGTCAGCAGGAAGTTGATGTAGCACAGGGTAATGCCTGCCACCAGCGAGAACACTGCGCAGGAGTACTGTACGATGTCTTTTGTGTTGTTCGTCATATCTTCCAGTTTTTATTGCAAAGATAACGCTCTCCATATCGTTATGAAAATACAAAACGTAAACAAAAAAGCCGAAGTCCGTACCCCGCAGCGACGCCAGCACATGTCACTATAAAATCAATGACATCCGGCTTTCCTCCCCATTGCATGTCTTTAAATTCCAAGGCTCCAGCCACTCCCGTCCCCGCAAGAGCCGCACAGCGCGTATCATCAGCCAGCAGGCCGATGGCCACGCCTCCAGCAAAATGCTGCAGGCGGTGGCTGTCTTTAATCCACTTTACTATCTTATTCATTTGTCCGATATTTCAGATAAACATCGAAGGCAGCCTGGCGCTGGTCGTCAGTCAACTCAAAGCTGCTGTTGCTGACATACGCATCATAGATAATGCCCAGATATTCATGCTTATGGTCCAGGTTCTCCCGCATCGGTCTCAATGCGGGCAGGTCTGAAGGATGCAGGCCAATCTCCTTAGCGAAAGCAGGAGTAAGGAACCGTGCGATGGCCATAGGCTGGGCCTTCTCCACAGCATGTGATATCAGTTTAGCTTTCGGGTGACGGACAATCTCAAAGACATCAACGGAACCGTTAGATGTCTGTCTCATCCATTTGAACGGCACCTCCTTGTTATTCACGATAACTATCACGTCACAGTCCTTTGGCTTGAAGCCTTCCATGCCGCTGAAGAAGGCGCGGCTCCCTGTTACAATTCTTTTCATTTTGTTTTGTTTTTTAAGTTCATTGATTTTCTCATCTCTGCCAGCAGAGTAACCCGGTCACGTTCGCCGTAGATCTGAGTTGTTTCCAGTTTCCGGTGTCCGAGCATCTGCTGAATTGCCGTCATGGGCATTCCCTGGTGCAACAGCAGCTGTGCGAAGGTGTGGCGTGCCGTATGGAACGTGTAGTCCTCGTCGATTCCCACTGCAGATAGCAACCTATGCAGAATTTGATTCACCATACCGTTCTGCCCAATTTTAGTTGACAGTCTCTCTATGGTACCATATTTCCTGACGATGTCAAGTGCTGCCCCGCCAAATAGTTCCTTCATCGGCACTTCCACGACAAAGCCCGTCTTCACCATGCGCTTCTTAATCCACCCGTCGTCACTGATGTGTGTTGACCTGAGAGTCACCATATCGCTGAATCTAAGTCCCGTATAACAGCAGAACAGGAAAGCATCCCGCACCAGCTCCTCTTTCTTACCTGCAACCTTCATCTTCTCCAGTTTGCGCAGCTTATCAGCGGGAATAAAACCACGCTTAGGTGTCATCTGAGGTATCTGGTACCGGTCGAAGGGGTTTTTGGCAATGATTTCCCTTGTCACTGCTTCATTCATGACTGCCCTGAGCATGCGTAGTCTTCCAACCCTTGTATTATGCATCAGTCCTTCCTGACGCAGCCAAGCCTCGTATTTCACGATGAACTGATGGTCTATATCAGATACCAGGCTCCCTTTTCTGAAGCGTTCCAGGTTATTACGCAGCGTCATATATCCCTCCTTCGTATGTTCCTTGCGGTCGCTGCTGTTGATGACCTCAGTAATGAAGTCACGCAGCCGTGCAGCCGGCGAGGTATGTTCCCTCACTGCGTCACGGATCATCTGTAGAGTTGGATACACTCCACGCCTGACATATTCCAGCTCCGTCTGTTCCACTTCTATCAGCATCTGCATCAGGGCAGCATTCAGCCCTTGTGCCAGTGGATGGCCGGTAACTAATCCGGAATTCCAGTATTCCGGTTTAACATACACATGGGTGGAGATGTAGATACGCCGTCCACCCTGGGAGCATTCAATCTGTACGAGGCCTTCGCCCTGTCGGTTGAGTCTTCTGGCACGGTTGAAGACAAGTCTGAATCTTACTTTCTGTAACATGATATAGTTCTTTAACAAATAAGTAATAGTTTAGCGGATAGTTATTACTTTTGAATTGTAAAAAGAACGTAATCATTTGAATTTAAGTATTTTTCATGCGCTGTCTTTCCGTGCCGACCACTTTTGTGTCACTAAATGTGCACCACAGGCACACAAATAGTGACACATCAGGTCTAAGCGTACGGTGTTTCAACAATGATATTTCCAGCGGAATTTGCGGTGACCACTTGCAGATATTTCTTGTCAGCTGCAACGTTGACTGTTGTCAAACTGGTGGCAACACATTCGCCGACCTGCTGTATATACTGCAGGTTTTGCCCACTCTGGCCAAAGCGGAGATACTGGCATTTACCAAGGATTTGGCTTTCGTACAAGTTTCCGCTAAACGAATTATACTGCACGTTTCCGCTAAACGTGTTGTTCCCTACGTATCCGCTAAACGTATTGTACTGAATGTAAATTCCACTAAAGTAGCAATATTCTACCTTTGCTTCAGAGAAATTATTGTTATAGAAATTTTTGCATCTACAGCTCCAATCGTGACAAGCACCACTGATGCGGTTTTCAGAACAATGGTAACTATATTCATCGGTGAAGAACTGCTGGAAGGTGATATTAGGAAGGGCGCGTACTTTGAGCAGCGGGCCATCGTCAATGCTTTGAGAAATGAAGTAAGGCTCCATTATGTTGTTCGACGGACGCGGCGAGTCGCCGTAGTCGGGTTGCATTTCATTCTCCGTTTTGAACATCCCCATCGACGCGTCGGCCTGTTCCGGGTGATCTGCAACATCTTCGTCCAAAGAAGCCAGGCAGGAGAAGGTATATACCCAGATGAAGTTATCGTCTTCCTGTGCTGGGAGAGTATCATTGTCTGGGCCTGTCGTCATTCCAGGAATGGCAAGATAGCAGCCATTGCCATCGAACTCTTCAAGTTCGCAGTAACAGCGTTTGAACTGAATGTTCTTGAAGTCGTACGGGCACTGGTTACCCCATTCGTCCTTCATCTGGTAGATGACACCCTTGCCGTTCTCCGCATCGGCCCAGGCGAATCTGTCTGTGTCATTGTCCAGGCAGTATTTCAGTTCCCAAGCTTCCAGTTTCGCGTCATGGAAGTAGTCATCTTCGTCCGTGGTATGCTGGATGGCCATTGCATTCTCGGAGAGGACATCAACACTTTCTGCCATCACCAATATGTCAAACTGATGGCCGGCAGACCGTGTGTCCAGCTGGGTTGTGGTGGTCTGGTAGTCCGTTATCCGGTACCATTGTCCTGGTTTCAGGTCACCAATGTCACGCAGTTCCTTCAGTCCCTCCCATGTAACGGGACAGATTGCCTTCAGGGCGGCGGCACCCTCCCCAGCACCTTCGCGAATCTCATCAAGGTTCTCTATTTTTTCCTGCTTCTCCTTCAAAGCTTCAAAGGCCGCGCCACTGGTAAGCAGCTGATCACTATTTTCCTGAGGAGTGGTGTCAGGATTTTGCACCTTGTCAAGAAGCTGCTGCAGCTCTTGATCTGTTTGTCTGATAATAAAGTCTTTTTCCATTGTTCATTTATTTAGATATTAGTCATTTTCACTTTCACGTTCATACCGTTAGAGGTAATGATCTTAGTGTGATAGAAGTCCCTCAGTTGTGCGTACGGGTATCTTATGAACGTCTTGTCAGTAGCAGTATATACCACGATCAGTTTGTTCATCCCGGCACAGTGGCAGTACTTCCCTGTTACTGGTATGCAGTGGCCATTGGGTATTGAGCAGAGGTGCTGTTTGTCAGTGATGTCACGGAAGCCATCTTCGAAGTCATCATCTGGTACCCTTGCCTGGAATATGGCGTAATATTCTCCAGCAGGAAGAGCATTCAGCATGAAGTACCATCCATCCTCGGCCCTCGTCATTTTCTGTTTGGGCAGGTGGGCGATGACGCGTCCGTATTTATTCAGGATGGTCACCTGCCAGTCGTCACTGTCCTGTGAGAATCCTTCAAGGGTCGCTTCCACCTTGTATTTCTTGTCTGTACCTTCAAAATCCATCATGGCACCTCCTTACTTTATATATTCCTTCAGGGCCGTACCCAATACATAGGGATAGAACTGGGCAGCCCATTCGAGTGACTCCTTACTTTCCTCATTCAGTTCTATCCCTTCCTCTTTCTTCAGGTGGAAGATCTTAACGCCTAACTCACATTCAGGGAGTCTGCGTCCCTTCATGTAGAGGAGGTTTCCAAGGTCTTTACGTGCATCCCACGTGGCAGGCTCGCCATTGACATCCTTAAAGGGGATTTCGGCTGGCTTGAAATTTTTATTCATCGGCCACCTCCTCTCCGTCATTGGTCACCAACTGTCCAATTGCCTTAATAGCGGCATGAACGTCGTCCAGGTAGTCTTCCGGCACGTCGTTCATTCCGTAGCACATGCCGCGGTTGTCGCGGTAGCCGCTGATGCTGCCCACGAAGTCACCCGGCTGACCTTCATTGTTTTTGCAAATGTTAGCCGAGACGTTTTTCACCGCGTCGTCACTGGAACTATTCATGAAGGAACCTGTGACAATGACGCGGTCATCCTGATACTCGAAACGGACTTCCGTCCGCTGTCCGGTGATAGTCATTTTTCCCATAGTCTTCAACTGTTACATGGTTAGTTACTTTTCTTTTCGTTCTCTCTCGGGCTGAAGTCAGCCTTAGTGTTCCACAGCCATTTGTAGATGGCCACACCCACGGCTGCAACAGCTATTGCTGCAGCCACTGTCAATGCGATGAAGTTCAAAATGCTCATAGTTCTTAATTATTTATAGGGGTTATACTTTGTTGTTTCTGGTTAATCTGCAGTCCGGGAGCACCGGCCAGTGACATAGCAATCCATTCCGAGCTGCCTTTCTCTGCCCCGGCTTTAAGTGTCAGCTGGCCGTAGTTTGTCTGCGTTGCAGTGACAGGTCTTGCCCCGTTAAATCCTGTGACATATATATAGGTGACGCGATAGTAGATAGTCAGGTCGCTTGTCACCTTCTGCAGCTGATCAGCCCTCAGTTGTCTGATGTCCACCCTGGTATAGCTGGCATCGCCCATCTGTATATATTCTCCCGTTGATTCCACGCTGATGGAGAGGTGGCTGTATGCCATCACCTCAGATGCGCTGAAGTCCTTATCGTCATTTATCACTATTTCAAAGCGTGAGATGACGGCAGGAGCGGAATATACCAAAGAGCCAGTCTGCAGGAAGCAATGCGTATAGGCCCCGCCGCCATCGTTACGCGAGATGCCCCCCATGTACATGTCCTTCACCACGCACAATATTGCGGGCAGCCGGAATGTCGGGTTAGTAACTGTCAGCTTAGCGTTGCCAAGTACGTCGTTGCCACTGGTCGTCTTATTCTTCAGATAGGTAGCATAGTCCTCGATCAGCTTGCACAGGTACTGGTTTGTACCAAGGGAGGGCATCAGTTGCTGTGCACGTGCTGATTCCGACACCTGTTGCGTGGCATAGAACGTCATCTTAGACGTGAAGAGGCGCATGTAGGACAGTGCCCCGTTGACGGGCACCTGCACAGCCACTGCCAGTCTCCAGCAGTCGTTATCTGCCATGCCCAGCAGGTCATTCAGGATGATAGCCCTTGTGTCGGCGTTACCTATGTTATACTGAGTTCCGGAGCCGAATCGGAACGACATCCCATCGAAGAGAGGAGAAGTATTGTTCGGGTCGTCCAGTGTCCAAGCCCCGGCAGGAGTGGCAGCAGTATAGCCGATATTCGTGTTAGCCGCACAGTTGGCGACGGCCGTCAGACTGAAGGTCTTACTGTGTACGTTATCGACGGGAGCCGGAGTGTCATGGTAATAGCCATATCCCTCATTCTTGTCAGACGGCTGAGTAAAGTCCATGATGCGGAACGGGGCATTCCATGTACCAGTCGGCCGGTTGTACGTCCATTGTGCGTTTGAGTTCAGTACGCTCTCCAGCTCATCGCTGTCAGCCACGGCACTGGTACCGCTCTCGCCTGAGTCACTCTTTTGTCGCAGCAGGGTATTCAGTGCTGGTACCAGTCCGAACTTCGCATTGGCAAATTCCGCGTACGTCAGTCGCCTTATGGTGTTAGCCACGACAATGGGCTTGTATTTAGCCCATTTATTGATACGGCTGCTGGAGCAGAGCACCTTTTCTTTCAGTGTTCCGATTCCGAGCACCTTTGCCACATCCTTGAAGCTTACTGGTGCGATGACAATCTTATTTCCTATTATCATAGTTTTTTATTATGCTACTGTTAAGAGTCCTGCCTGCTGGCATTTCTGCAGATCCAATATATACCTTCGTCCGTTGTAATACAAGTACAGCTCCGCATCGTAAGTCCTACCGCCCACGACCCAGGCAGAAGAAAATCCCCATCCGTCGCTATCGACCGAGAACAGCGTGTTGCCAGAATAGTCCTTGAGTCGCAGTCCGTCAGAAGCAATAAGCTGTATCTCATCCTCATCACGTGTTATCTTGCAGTCATCCGACAGTTTCAGTGTCTGAGTATTTATTGTATCAATGGTGGCACTGTCAGTGGAACCGGAGCCGTCGCTAAGGCCCAGTGAGCTGATGCCTCCCAAGGCATAGAAGTCCACTGCCCCGCCATCGTATCTCTGCACCTTCAGCGCTTTGTTTGCGGCGTCCCATGACAGGAGGGCGTCACCAATACGGATGCCATTACGGCTGCCGTCATTGTATATGCTGGCCACGAGTGAAGTTCCTGCATAGAAGTTGATGCCCTTAGTAGAGCCGCCGTAAAGGTGAGTGGCATAGTTTCCGTTGACAGTGCCATATCCCATCTCAAAGACGTTGTTGACATCCATTCTCATGACAGTCACATTTCCTCCAGAAGTATTCCTCAGGATGTATGACGTGTTATTACGAGTCTGAAGGATATTACCATTGGCATCCACGCGCAGTGATTCCACGTTCGAAGCTCCGGTCTGGACATGCAGGATATTACCTCGCACATATACGTGATAGTTCTGGAAATGTTCCCCAACTACCAGGTTGTTCCCCGTGTCAACACGGAGGACTATACGTTCCGTGCCGGACGTATCCTGCATGTAGATACCTTGTGCATTTCTCATTACCAGCGAGCCGCTCAGGCAGATGGTGTCAGCCAGCATACTGTTCGTGAAGCGTGAACGGAACTGACGACTGGAGAAGGCAGATACAGGTGACATGATATCACCACCGCTGACGGCATTCAGATAGAAAGCAGCGGCATTGTTCACGATGAGCTGGCCGGCCGACTGGTTCTCAATGATACGACTCGTATAGTCAGCGGAGCTTCCGTTAAAATGGAAGTCGATGTATCCACCGTCATTGGCTGTCGAGGGAACCGCCGAGAATTCAATTGCCCTCAGTCTTGCGCTGTCTCCGGACTTCAAGAATCCCTGATCGTTCACCCAAGCCTGTGTGGCGTAGCCGGAGAGCGACTGGTGCGACGTGAGGTACCCTTGGTTCCTGACCCAAGCCTGCGTGGCATAGCCGGAAAGCGACTGGTGCGACGTGAGATACCCTTGGCCCTGGACCCAAGCCTGCGTGGCATAGCCGCCACTTGACAAGTACTGCGCCAGTGCCTCTATGTCCAGTCCTGATGTCTTCCCGTACGTCCATTGCGTGCCGTCCCACACCAGTCCGATGCCCGACTGTGAGGGAGTACCGAGTCCGGCGTTGTTGATGGAAGCCAGCGGTTCTGCCAGCGTCAGTGTGCTGCCGTCCTCCCCGTCGCTGCTCTTGCCCAGCGCCGACACGCCTTGTGTGGCATAGATGTCACCGTTGAACTTCAGTGCCTTCTTAGTAGCATCATACTCAATGACGAATCCGCCAATGGTAATCTTTCCCGACATGGTGATATCGGCCACGTCCGTCAGGCTGCCGCTTACCACACCCTTGTTCAGCGACTGTCCCCACCACGTATATCCATTGACTGAAGCCTCCGTCAGATAGTGCTGGTTCCTGACCCAAGCCTGCGTGGCATAGCCGCCACTTGACAGGTACTGTGCCAGTGCCTCTATGTCCAGCCCTGATGTCTTCCCATACGTCCACTGCGTGCCGTCCCACACCAGAGAGACGCCCGACTGTGAGGGAGTACCGAGTCCGGCGTTGTTGATGGATGCCAGCGGTTCTGCCAGCGTCAGTGTGCTGCCGTCCTCGCCGTCGCTGCTCTTGCCCAGCGCCGACACGCCTTGTGTGGCATAGATGTCACCGTTGAACTTCAGCGCCTTCTTGGTGGCATCATACTCAATGACGAAACCGCCAATGGTAATCTTTCCCGACATGGTGATATCGGTCACGTCCGTCAGACTGCCGCTTACCACTCCCCTGTTCAGCGACTGTCCCCACCACGTATATCCATCGAGGGAATCCTCCGTCAGAAAGTTTTGGTTCCTGACCCAAGCCTGCGTGGCATAGCCGCCACTTGACAAGTACTGTGCCAGTGCCTCCAGATCCAGCCCAGATGTCTTCCCGTACGTCCACTGCGTGCCGTCCCACACCAGTCCGACGCCCGGCTGTGACGGATTGCCGAGTCCTGCGCTGTTGATGGAAGCCAGCGGTTCAGACAGCAGCAGTGTGCCTTCGCCCCCTCCTTCATCGCCTTCATCGTCAGAGGTACTCAGTCCGAGAGCCGACAGGTCACCGTCGGTATATGCCCCGGCAAACTCCGTCTTCAGGTGAGCATATTTCTTGCCGTTCTTCGCATTCACCACCGTTTCCCAGTATCCTCCGGTGTCCAGTCCTTCGATGGTGTCAATGGCTTCCTTGGTGTAATGAAGCAGGCCAAGCATTACATCTCCCACGCGTGTAGCCGTATTGGCATGCATGGACCTTTCATCTCTTATCCCGATGATGTCCTGGTACAGGCTTTCGTATGTATATGTCGTATCAGCCATTCTTCTTTGTTTTATGCGAAATTAATCTGAGAAGAAGCGTTATAAAACTACACTGCCATCCTTTGCCCTAACAGGCTCTGGAGGGTGACTGTCAGCATTCCCTGGTAAGCCTGGCCATAGTAGGCAGCTTCCACTTCATTGAGAACCATACGCGAAGCATAGTACTTTCGCCAGAACCAGTCATTCGGCACACGCGGATGGCCGCCAGCCACCCTGCCGCCCCATGCAGGGCCTACCTTTTTCGGTTTGTCCAGCCCATGCTTCGCGCGATATTCCTCGCCACCAGGCAGGAGGAACGGTAGCTGGCCACCGTTCCACGTACCCTCGCCACCGCGGTTGCTGGAGAAGGTACGTCCCAAGGAGTCTGTATAACCATTACCGAACTCACGGCCGACACCATCAGACACATACTTGCCATATATCATGAACGAGTGCTCAATGGTCGTCGGAGGGCCGGGATGTATGATTCCCCGGATGGAGTTATACAGGGCAAGGGTGTCGTTGATGCCCAGCCGGTCCATGCGTTCACGCCAGTAGGTGGACATATTCTTCGTCCAGTCACGTTCGAAGCGTTCCAGTTCAGAGAACACCTCTCTTGCCCCGGCGTTCTTGCTCCGGCGGTATTTAGCTTTATTTTCAATCTCTCTCTTAATAAAACTCATGATTTACTCCTCCCAGTCTTCAGGTTGGTAGCACAGGCATGTCGGTTCATCGTTCTGGATCTGGAAGAACAAACCTGTCGCCCCATTAAACGAATAACGGCCGAACTCATTGCTATAGATAGCCTGCGTGTTCAGGTACATAAGCGACTGTCCATACACATATTTCTCCTTATCGTGTATCAGGCGGCTCAGGAACTGGCGGAAGATACGCCTGCAGAGCCGGAGTTTACTGTTATAGTCATGTGCATTGCCGTGCTCATAGCCTGCAATGATGTTCACGCAATAGACATTCCTTTCGAACCACCCCACCTTATTGCTGAAGGTGTTGCCGGACGTCGTATCATCAATCAGGATGAAGTTCTCCGCATCGCGGTACTCATCCATTACCTCCCGCAGTCCACCCGGGCCAGAGCAGTAGCCTATATAGAAACCCATCTTACGGATGAGCTTGTTCTTCTCAGCCAGACGGAAGAAGTATTCTTGTGCATCAAACTGTTCCATGTCTATGAATTGTTAGGGTATTTACGTTTCAGTTCCTGAATATCTGCCGCCTTTGCATCCAGTTCTGTCAAGGCCCGCCAGCAGTCTGTGTTGTACACCATATCCTCTTTTGTCACATCGCCTTCCGTCAGGGCACGGATCTGAGCATTCATCTGCTCCACCCATGAGGTCGGTTTCACTGTCTCGCCCCCAGTAGGCTTGAAGAAGTGGTGAAAAACCCGTGCAAAGTAATGCTTCACCGAACCATACCAGATGACGACACCCATCTGCTCAGCTGACTCCAGCTGCTGAATGTCTCCGTTGTACAGCAGCCTTGCCAGTTTAACCAGGTAATCCGGCTTAGGGTCTGTAATATACATCTGATAGAACTTTTCCATCATCAGGTAGTTCTTGAAAGGTACCTGATGCAGCCAGATGTCAACAGCCTTGAATCCATGGACACTCTCCAACCGCACGTCCATTTCCTCGTAGCTGTCAACATACTCCAGCTGCTTGATCATTGACTGCACCTGCCACACCTTCAGGAAGCAGGGACGGCCATCGACGGAGCACTGCCACCCCCCTGCCTTCTTCTCATAGATGGTGATCCCTGTAAAGTGGAAGAGCAGTCTGGTGCGCAGCTCCACGCCCCTATATCCTTCACCCAATAGCGAAAGGGTATAGTGCAGCTGCTCTTGCGTCATTTCTCTCCACGACTGCGGACAGCTCAGCCGAAGCACCTTATCCGACAAAGTGGAAAGCTGTTTTCTCTGCAGTATTCTCATAGGGCTTCAGGTGGTTAAGTTCATAAGCCTCGCTATTGGCATAGGTCTTGTAGTGCTCCAGGTCACGCTCCATGGTGTTGATGACATCACGATAGACAGTCATTGCCCCGGCATGATTACCCGAGATCTTCATCCCCATGAACTTCCGCAGCTTATACATCAGGACAAGATTCTCGTCGGTCAGGCTGTCAGAGCACCACTGCTGCAGCACTTCATCCATATATTCGTTACTGAGATGTTCACGGAGGAAGAGGTCTGCCTCCAGCAATGGCGCCTGAGCAGCACTCCAGTCTTCCTCTTTCGGCCGTGCAATACCGGCAAGGTCACTCAATAGCGAATACATGAACACCGTCGGTACCAACATCTTCCGCAAGGGGCTGTCACTCCACCCCTCTACCTTGAAGAGCTCCAGCAGCAGGCGGTCCTTTGTCTGCAGGCGTTTGATGCGCAGCTCGCCCTCCACCGCATCGACGCGCTGTTTCGATGCCGGTGCCATATCGTTTGTACTGACAACACCGAAACCCGTAGATGTCAGTACCACGTCAAGTCCCCGCATTTCTCTAATGAAGGTGTCCAGACACACAAGCTGCTTGAACAGTACCGCCAGCTGGCCGTTCTTGTCCTTTTCTGCAGCCTGAAGGCCTAATTTACCAAGTATTTCCTTCTGGAGCCTGTCAGACGTAGCATCTAAAATCATGTACAATGACCTGAACACATGATCCTTAATGCTTCTGGCAACAGGTACTGCCAGTTCAAAATCGTCTTTTGTTATTTCTATTACCATTGTCTTTATACTGTTTGATTGACAGATTCTTCGGTACCACTCTCACTCTTGTCCAGCGTCACCAGGTTGATGACCGGCACACGGACTGTAAACTGCTCATCGAGGCCGTTGTAATGCAGCATCAGGTGGTAAGGCACCTCCATGATGTCATGGAACACCTTCTCCAGAGACTGCTTCAGGTCGAACAGCTCCCGCTTGTCGCTGCCGGAGTTATTCATCTGACTCTTACCTGGCACGGCACCCACCATATTAGGATGGACGCCCATGGCGAAGCACAGGGAGTTGGAAGCCTCCTGAATATCGTCTGACCAGTCGCCGCCTTCCTTCTTGCCTCCGGCCATGAGGTTATAGACACGTACCATACGTACCTCCTTGCCGTCGAGCGACATATCATAGGTGGTTACCCATGTCTTTCCCGCATTCTCCGGTTTCGTACAGAACTCCGTAATCTTATCACGCTCCTGCTTGATGCGTTCCTTCCGCTTTTTCGGATCCGTGATGCCCTCCTCGGTGCACACGTTATTCCAATAATTACGGTGAACCTCCACCTGCCATCGCGGTGCCGACGTATTCTTGATCATCGCACGCTTACCTGAGCCGATGAGCCGGTAGATGTCATACCAGTAGTCCTGGTAGATGCTGGTGTAGTGCGGTACCGGGTAATAGCCATTACCCATATAGGGCACCATACAGCGGATGGCAAACTTAGATTCTTTCGTCGGCTCACGTGTATTGCCAGTATTCGGATCGAAGGCCTTGCCCATCCGTATCTCCAGGTCACCCAGCGGGTCCGTATCATCGAGCAGCGGAATCACCTCTACCCTTTCCGGTACCGACTGACTGAAGTCTCCCACCAGTACATACTCTATCTTGCCCTTCTTGTTCTTCAGCGTGAACCGGCAGTCACATGCCTTGCGGTGACGCAGCCTGACAATCTCCTTACCATCGCGTGACAGGCTGATGACGAGCACCGAGAAATAAAACTCCTTCATGTCAGAAGCCTGTGCCAGGAACTGCAGGTGCAGGGAGTTATGCATACAGAAGTCACGGATTTTCTTGTCAGCAGCCCTTTCCTCCGTCTTACGGTCAATGAACTGGAGCCCCTGGCCGTAGCACACCTCCGTATTGAAGAGCATGCACTGCGATATCACCATGTTGGCGTGGTTCCTGTTCTGCAGCTCATACGGCAACATGTCATCATCACCCCATTGCACATATTCATATTCCGTGCCATCTATTCCGATGGTCTTGGTATGCACTTCACGACAATCAGGATAGTAGGAGTCCTTGTCGTAATGCGACATGACTTCCGACTGGCTGCCATCTGACACGGAGTCCTGGACAGAGCAAGGCTCCACGATATACTGCTCGTAGTCTTCCTTGGTGCCCACCCGAGTCATTTTGTATTGTTTTTTCTTGTTTGCCATATTCTAAAGATATATTGGTTGTCCGTTAATGCTGATGATGAAGATGTCAGGTACCGTCCGTATCTGGTTATTCACCGGGTTGATGATACGATGCCAGCCGCCGCGCCAGCTGCTGCTCGACACCAGCCATCCCTTATAGTGGATAATCTCCCCGGTCTGGCCTTCCCACACGACGAGGTCCACCTTCTGGTGCTGCTCCCGTGCAATGTCCATGACCTGCATGGCATCATTGATATGAATTGCCTCCATCTCAATCAGTTGAAAGTAAAGTCAAACGTGTTGTCGAAGATACGCCCTGCACGGTGGCTGTCCAGCACGTTATGGTTACGCTGTGCATACTCATAGCTGAAGGTGAAGCGCGGCAGCTCAGCATCATCATTACTCCTGGTGGACTTGCTGTCCGTCAGCGTCACCTCACGCCCCACCGTCGGCACGCCATTATAGATATTCAGCACATACACCTCTTTGCTGCGGAAGAGGTCATCCAGCCAGTCGGCCATGGCCCATGTCAGGATGCCTGTGTCTGCGTTGAACGTCCTGGTCTCCCTGATGTCGTAGTTACGCTTCATCTTGCCGAAGCGGGCACTGGATCGTTCAAACTTCGGGTCCACCTCATGCGTTCCCGTGCAATAGATGAGCTCCTGCACCCCGAAGGAGTTGGTGAATATCAGGATAGGCGCACAGTCCAGCACCTCAGGCCTCACGTTGAACGTCTGTGACCTGCCGCCTGCCGTCACCACATACGACACCAGCGTCTTGCCTGCAGCAGCAAATCTGGCCGGTGACACATCACACGTGCGATAGCTGCTATTGCCGCCCACCACCGTCACCGCTATCGATGCCGTGCTGCCGTCGTCATAATAGGCTGTGGCCGTAGCATTGTCGCTGCCGTAGTAATGCAGGTACTCCAGTCGTCCCATGGCCGTTTCCTTGGGTCCCATCAGGATGCTCAGGAAGTGTGACGTATAGAAGTTCTCTGCCGTCGTGTCCACATCACACTCACTGTACAGAACGGTGAACGTGAATGTCTTGGCAGCCATCTCAGTACCGCTACTGTCTTTCTCTGAGACGCTGATGGTGACGTTCAGTACCAGCTGCTGGCGGGCATACGCCGTCAGCAGGTCCCCAAGGTCATCCAGCGATATGGTGGAGCCGAATGGATGCAGCCTCTCATCGAAGATCACGTCCGGCACCTTGACCTGCACGTCAGCGTAGCTGCCAGTTATCATCAATGTCAAGTCCGGAATACTGCAGCTGAAGTATCTGCCGGAAAGATTGCTCACTGTTGTTATCATACTGCAAAGATACTACAGCACCGTATTCCTTAAAAATACAAGAGGCGGCACATCATCCCGACGTACCGCCTCTCACAAAATGAGTGAAAAAAAATGATACCTAATCCATCTTGGTCAGTCTCCGCCAGATGGCCCAGCAGACGCTTCCGTCCTCACCGGTGGTGGTAGAGTAGTCATGAGCAAGCATATACTCTACGATATTCTCCGTCGGAATGGCCATCATGGGAGCCAGTTCCTGCATGATCTGCTGCGTGGTCTTGTTCTCCTGGAAGAAGCCCGACTCCGGCAGCGGACGTCGAAACAGGAAGTAACTGTCAAGCAGCTGAAGCATAAACTCCTGCTTCACCTGGTCCCGGTCTGTCCTATTCTCTTCCATGCTCACCTCCTTCCTGGCTGATGCCCTCCTTGATCTTCAGGAACACGCTGCGCATGTTACGCAGGAAGATGATATACTCAATGGCCTGCTTCTCTTCCCCGTCATTACAGTCGAGCACGAAGTCCTGCATGTCCTCAATGGTACGGAGGTTCATATCGACGTACTCCTCTCCACACAGGTCCTGCAGTGCCTCCAGCAGCTGCGGGTTCAGCACCAGTCCGTTCTTGCTCTTGCTCATAGCGCACCTCCTTCCAGCCATCCGGCCACACACATCACCACCATCACCAGCAGCAGGTAGGCATGTGCCTTCACCACCTGCCCGTGGGTGAACCTCTCCCCTGCCAGTGCCGAGAACGTTACCGACTTCCGGCTGCTCCAGTCCTTGATGTTACTTACTACGCGGTTTAGGGCCGCTTTCGGGTCACTCTGGGTCATTGCCCAGCCCACACTTAATTCATTTACTTTCATTTTGCACTGTCTGTTAAGCAACCGGTGAACCTCGCCGGCACGGAGATACAGAGAAACGGCTGCACATCCCGTTGCTTAACAGACAGTGACTCACCCAGAGGGCAGTTCTATCTACGAGATGGCAGCCGTTATACGGATGCACTATGGGCATAAAAAATGCCCCAGCATGATGCTCAGGCGTCTAACGTGCGCCCTGCCGAGTGGTCCACCACTGTCTGTTAAGCGAGGGCAAAGGTAAATAAAAATCCCGAAACCTGCAAGAGATTTCGGGATTTTCTGTATTTATTTAGACGAATATCAAATTATTTTCGTACCTTTGCAGGCATGAAGAGCGAATCAGCGACCATATCAAACGGCATAGCTATCGTCATATTGGGGATAGCCTCTATGATTTACGGCATAAAATATGGTAAGCTTAAATCAGAGGTTTCTATTTTAAAAGAGCAACAGCAAGCGCTAACAGTCCAATTACAACACCTGCAAGTCCTATCCATTCGGCCCGATTCAGCTTGTACCAAGGTCGCGGTTCATCCCTGGTCAGAACAAGAGGAATCTCCTCTGCCATCCGTTCCCGTTCCTCCATGTAAGCCCTGAAGCCCATCTGCACCGCTTTTCTGCCCTCAAAGGTCAGGCTGAAGGTATCGTGCCCCTTGCTGATTAGTTTCAGGTCATCAGTCAGGGTCCGGAGCATTGCATAGTGCTCACTACCCCTTCCACCCATCGCGTGTAACACTGCACGTCGATTCATCGGGCTACCCTGCAGGCTTTGTAAGGCCGCATCGGCCATACATGTCTCGTTATCTGTGTACATCATATTTTTATTTTATAAAAGCCGGTGCAAAGGTACGAAAAATCCCCGATATTCACATACAGGGGATTCTGGCTTTTATAAAATTCTTTTGACATACAACCTTGCGGTTGCCGTTGCAATAGTACGAAAAAATCCCGGAACCTGCAAGAGATTTCGGGATTTTTTTATGATTTATGCTCAAAGAAAGATTATTCTGGGTATGTTTTATCGCCGATTTGAACTGATCTGCGCGTTATCGTCCATTGTTTCTTAATACTGTCGTATGGCAGGTAACCGCTCCCTTGTGTCGCTGCCGAACACGTCAGCCGAACCATATCCGCGGCCATGGCGTACCATACGACATGGAAAGCCCCGGCCTGCATGAGGTCGGGGCATGCTCTGTGCCTACGAACTTGAAGGTGTGATAATCAGACGAAGTGCACAGAAGCCAAGTCCTGGGCGAAGAGATGGATAGCATCCTCCACTTTGGCAATGGTCTTTGGTGAGGGATTGCGACGTCCTGTCACGTAGTGGCTCAGCTGCTGCTGGTTGATGCCAGTGAGACGTGAGAGACCTGCCAATGATATGACCTTTGAGTAGTAGGCCAAGAACGAAGCCATGTCGTACTTATACACCATATCTACCTCGGTAAACGGCTTGCCTTCCTTGGCATAGTAGCGCCGCATGTCCTCATAGCCGCCCTCAAAAATACGCTTTGCTTCATCCACAGTATTACCTGTACCAGTCACCAGATAGTCCAAGTCTTCAGCATCGCTGTAGATGCTGTACGTACCATCACCTGCTCTTTCGATAATTGCATTTACCTTTCTCATTGTCTTACCCTTTCTATAATGTGTTCCTGAATGAGGGAGGGCTTATTTCAGCCCTGCCCTTTTTAGGATTTGATTTAACGTTCCCTTCGCCACCTCCTCACTTCCATGATTGCTCATTTGGAAAGTCATGCCGGTCTTGGGGCTATACCATAGCGGGTGGCCCGCCTGCTGTGCCCCTGTGTCGTAGCACCCCGCTTTCTTAACCATCTTTTCAAGTTCTTTGTACTTCATTTTATTGTCTTATTGATTATCACGATACAAAGGTAATGATATTAATTTAAATATCAAAATAAATCGCACGAAATGCTATTAGTTTTAATATCATTTAACCAAAAAAGATTTCAATTATGCATAAATCTATCCCGGGTCCTGCTCCTTATGGCAGCAGGTGCCATCGCCACGATAGAATCAGATTTCACGGAAAAAAAGCGGCAATTTTCCCGAAAAAGCGGTCAGTTTCCGCAGACGGGACATGGCAAGTACCGGCAAGCTGACCGCTTTTTTCGGGAATTTGCAACAAAAATCCACGGCCTCCGACGAAGAAACGTCCTGTTTATCGTCGTTTCAGGGGTGTGGGGCGCGAAAAAGCGCCCCACAACAGCATTCCCACCCCCCACCGCCCTACGCCCCGAACCGACTTGCCGCGACTTGCCATGCGGAATATGGGGGGCACTTATAGCTGACGACAGACCGATTGTTATTTCGTCACGCCCTCCCGAACCGAGCAGCCCATCCGCGGTTGTGGCGGATCTGTGGAGTGGCAAGCCGTTTCACCATCAAGGTGCAATGGCCTGCCATCTCCACCAGTGCCGCATGTTAGAGGGTCAGGGTGTCTCTTCAGACTCCCTGTACCATACCTATGGCCGGAGGCATACATCAGGCAAGCACCGTCATGGCAGCATGACATGGGTACGCCGTTGTGGCATGAGCAGCTGACGCAGAGGAGCGCAGCGTGGCAAGTTCATGTCTGGTGTGTCTGGCAGCACGTGGCCGTGGTACCATGGTACGTGATGGAAGTGTATGCGCTCCATGGAGCACGTTCTCTTTCATCCGAACGGCCACATGCAGCCGCAAAGACTCTCCAGACAAGACTTGCCACCGTAGCGTATCGGAGCTCAGTGCCATGCCGCAACGACGTACAGAACGCATCCCACGTTCCGGTGCACAGGGGTTCGGGGGCGGGGAAAAATCCCGGGAAAAATCCCAGCCTGCTGCAGGTTGGGACAAAAAATCCCAGGGAAAATCCCAGCCTGCTGCAGGTTGGGACAAAAAATCCCAGGGAAAATCCCAAGGCAATTACTCAAAGGAAGCATCTTGTCTTTGCCAGGAACATGGCACCGGTGACTGTTGCCCCGGTCCGTTCTACGGCTGCGATGAATGCATCTGATGAACGTCCGGTAGTGTAAATATCGTCGATGACCAGGACACGCTTGCCTCTGAAGAAGTCAGCGTCGAAGCTGACCAGGTGCTTGATGTTCGTGGCCAGCTCATACCCGCCAGTGGTGTGTGCCCGCTTACGGCCTGCCATTACCCTGACGTAAGGGAAGCCGTCAATGGCTCCAGTCTTACGGCACAGCAGCTGTGAGAACCGCTTCCAGCGTCGCACGTGTGCATACTTCGTACTGGCAGGTATGCAGACCACCACCGTATCAGTGAGGTCAGCTGCAGCCAATGCCCTCGAAAACTGTCTGACAGCCCATCGCGTATAGACGTTACGTCCGTCCTTGAAGCCGATGATCATCCGGCAAAGGTCCTGTTCCTCGAACGTGGCCCGCCTCAGGAACCGCTGTGGAATGTAGCTGTATAATGCAAACTTCATCATGGCTGTCATTGTTAACAGGGTAAAACAAAAGCAGCAGCTCCCTACTGAGGAACTGCCGCCGTCTCTACAGACTTCTTTGTGCGAGGTTTACGACTGGCCTTAGCCTTAGGCTCTTCATCCAGTACCGGCTGCTGCGGTGCTTCAGACAACCCCATCGGGTCATTCTCTGCGGCCTGCTCAGCTTTCTGAAGGGCTATTTCCGAAGACAGGCGATCCAGACTTTCGGCTGCGATATACAGTCCTGTCTGTTTTTTCAGCAGGAACATATACCTCATGGCTTTGTAGGCGCTCTTGCAGTGTGCGCTGGGCTGCTCATCTCCAGTGATGGCCACTGCCCATACATTGTTGTCACTCTTGTTTGACTTCACCATTGATACGATAATTTCTCTTTTTTCCATGACTTGTAATTTTTGAATGTTATACTTTGGGTTATTGAGATTCCGGATGGTTATTACATGCAGTAGCACTCTATGTAGGTGATATCAACCATCAGGTCCATTGCGAAGTTCTCAGCCTGCCTGGTTGCATCGGCAAAGTTGTCGGCTTCTACCTCATATTCGAAGCTCTCGCCGTCCTCGGTGTTGACAACCACCTGATAAAGGTTACCGCAGTAGTAGCGTTTGTTGTAAAGACGGCTCTTGTTGAAAAGCGATGATGTTTGAACTGAATGTGTCATGATTGTATGAATTTTAATTGTTTGACTTTAATGTTTTGCGCCTGGGCGCTCTTTGTAATTTTTACGTGCATAAAAGAGCTGCAGGGAGAAGGCATGTAAATGCAAGGAATTACAAGGAAAATTCTGAAAAACCTTATTTGCCCGGCAAATCAGGAAAGCGTGTCGGAATTTTCTGCAGTAATAACGCAGAGGTACTTGCAGGATGCCGCCTGCGCTAACTTTGCAAAGGAAAAATCGAAGAGAGCCACAGGCATCAGCAGCAACATGTCGGACAAAGAAATTCATCATGACACAGCCCACATCATCGGTCAAACGAGAAAGCCGTAAAGAAAGCGCACTCAGAGGTAACCACAGATGGCTGTCAATACCGAGGATGGTGAGGATAAGAGGCGAAAAAGCCAGAATAACAGGGTTTGCAACAACGCAAGCAGACTATTACAACAAAACAGCAGGGTTTATAACAACCCATAGAGTGCTGCATGAAACAGCCATCCAGTCAATAACCGGATAACACAAAAACAAGTCATGGTAAAAGAAGAGAAAAATGGATGTGGTAGTGAAAACAGTCAACCAGGAACTGACAACATGGGGAAGAGGCATCACAAAAAAAATAGCAGGCCTCCGCATCCCAGCGAAAGCCTGCACAACAAAAAGTCCGGAAAAACAGATTGTAGCAGAAAGAAGTCAGCCCATGAAGCTTACCCAGCCCATGGACTGCTGCAGGGCGTAGGCTGGAATGAACTTCTCCACACCGATACACAGGGTGTCGAAGGCATCACTGCCGTCTGTACGGGCCTCCAGCTTATCCTCTTCCGTCTCGGCCAGCTTCTCGCCTCGCTTATCCTTATGCTCATTGTAGATGGCGGCCGTCTGGATGCTCAGGAGCAAGTCCTCGTTATTATCCCTGTTGATGAACACCTGATGAGAGGCCTTACCCACAAGCATGCGATTAATGAGGTGGTACTTATCGACATGGTGCATGGGGTTGCCGATGAACACCTGCTCGACGAGCCAGCCAGCTGCAGACAACAGGTTAGAGATCAGAATATAGAAGTCCTCGTTATTGTTGGCTCCGTAGCCCTGCCCCTTGAAGGTGGAGTCAAATACGAAATACACTTGCCGGTTCTTGTGGTACCTGTAATACTCCGTGAAGAGCGACACCACGGCATCCAGCGTCTGGTACTTGACATAAAAGGACTTCAGCACATAGAGTTTACCGTCAAGTCCTACCTGACCAACAACCAGCCAGTTGATGTTCGTATTGGCATCAAATGCAATGATCAGCGGTGCGTTCGGGTCACAGTCAGCATCCAGCAGGCAGTTATCCTCTATGTTCTGAATATCCTGAAGACTCAGCCGTGACGTATTAGGAGCCGTATATAGATTCACATGTTCACGCAGCTGCCCATAAAAGCCATCACGCAAGATGCCGATATGCTTGCACATGATGGATGTGGCGAATGTCAGTGCAGGCAAGTCACGCTTCATTCGCTTAATGAAGTCCAGTCCAAGGACTGGCAAGTTAAACAGCGACGGATAGCGACAGTACAGCAGGCAGTTCTTCCGGAGGATGAACATGTCATGCTCCAGGCGTCGCAGCTCCTGCCGGTAATAGTCTAATCTCTCCGGGTGCTGCTGCATGCGTTGGCGGATCTTCCAATGCTGATAGACCATTCCTTCCAGACACTTCACCAGCTCACGGTCCTGTTCTTTCTCGTAGTTCATGAACCAGGAGCCCTTCTTGGTGGTCGCCGTGTCGCAGGTAATGGTCAGCCCATGGTGCAGGTGACAATGCTTGAAATACATCTCATTGCCGCGGTTGGTCTGGAACGTCTCATTCTTCAGCTTTTCAAAGTCCACGTACTTTGCCTCGTCGATGAGTATGTGGTCCAGTGAAAGGCCTGCGCTGGAACCGTCACGGTCCTGACTAACTATCTGGCAGACGCTGCCGTTATAAAAACCTATGCAATTTTCCCAATTCTGGGGAGTAAAGATAGGATCCTTCCATTTCAGTGCCTTCCATGGCTTTTTGCCTACCGTATAGTGGATATCACGCTTATAGCCCCATCGTTCCCAGTGTACCAAGAGCGAGGGCAGCGTGGTAGTGAGGCATTTTTTATAGGATGGCGAGACAAAGCCGGTACACGAGCCAGGCATCCACTGGAACACCTGCAGCTGACGAGTGGCATCGATAAGGCCTTTGCCGGTTCCGCGTCCCATCTCACATACCAGGTCACGCGGCGACATATACAGCGGATACAGCTGGGCATCGTTGAAGTACTGCTTCTGTTTCTCAGCCATTGTTCTCCTCCGTCCTATCTACTTCAACAAAGTCCGTGTATTCTTCGTCCATGCTGTACCGGCGAATCAGCTTGTCACGAAGAGCGCGGTGGTTCTTCGGGACCTTGATACCCAGAACCGACGGGTCATCGGTCGGCTCGAACTGCAGCGGCACAATCTTGTCGAATGCCTTGTCAGGAGAATCCTCCTTGTCCAGCTGATTCGCCAGGATATAGTTCTTCTGCATGGAAGCTACAGCCCTCCAGTCACCCTCATCCCTGGCTTTCTGACGGTCATCCTCAATCATCTGGTTGACACGCCACCGGGCATACTCCTTTGTCGTTGTTTCCAGATTACCTATAAGCACCTTCAGCAGATGAACATCGTCGAAGGCCTGTGACCGGCTAAGCCGGAACAGCTGCCGGCAGCGCTCCACCATTTCTCGTGGCTTCGTTGAAGGATAGCTTCTCCAGTAGGCAGACAGTTCCCTCAGGCGCTCGACACGCTCTATGACATGGTCGGGCACCAGCTGCCGTCGCAGCTCATCAGAATCGAGCGGCAGATACATCTGGTAGTCATCTATGTTGACAGGCATGCCCATTATACCTATATATTAATGTTTCGCATCATCTTTATCAAGTAGCCACGGCAAGCCTCGTCAGCAGCCGGGCTTCCTGCCTGGGCCAGGTCGATATTGTCCTTACGTATTTTGTTGGCCGTAGCAGCACATCCCTGCAGGAAAGCTTTCCTTGCAGGATGCCCTATAGTGTTCAAGTCATCCACGAAATCCCTTTCGTCAATATCCAATAAGGCGGAAATCTCCGCAGGGGGAGTCAGTTGACTGGAGAGGTCTTTTATTTTGGTCAGTAAGTCGCTGGAATAGTCCATTCAGTTGAATCGACTGGTTATCAATAATATCTTTAACACCGCAGTACTGCTGGTAGAACACTTCTTGTGAAGTAGTAATGACTGTACACTCTGCACGGTCACCATAGGTCTGGTTCTGGCTGGAGATGGCCGTCACCGTCCACCGGTCGTTCTGCACCAGTACCACTTTAGAATGATTCTTGGCGAGATAGACTGCATCAAAACAAGCCTGCATTTCCTTATAAAGCCGGTATGTTTTCTTCGACGCCTTCAGGTCAGCCAGTAAGACCGTTTTCAGGAGCAGGTCTTTCTTCCTCAAGTTCAGGAATCCACGTAGAAAAGCATCAGACGTGGAGAACGTCGTCACATAGACGTCTGCCGGTCCTGTCTGTCCAAGTATCCAGGACAGCAGTCCGAGTGTATGCAGCCCCATGCCGAGGTACGACTGGAGGCTGCACTGCTCGATCGGTCTTAAGATCCGGCTGACATCACGTCCCCTGCTCATCTGCGGTAAACTTGATATCGCACTTTGTCAGCTGCTGCTTGCGCTCATCAGAGAGTTCACGTCCGAGGCTGACAAGGACATCGATACGTTTCTGAATACGTTCACGCAAACTCTCCAGCTTATCGGCACCGGCAAAGTCTGGATCATTGGAATCCTCTACCAGCTGCAGCAGCATCGGTAAGTTCTTGGACACGTAGGCGTCTGCGTTCTTCAGATCCTTCGTCTGCTGTTCTGTCAGTTCCTTGGCATCGCCTTCAGGAACAGCTGCAGCAGCGCCGTTCAGACGGTAATCATCATAGCGTGCCATCTCCTTCTTATACGTGTACCACAGCTCACGGAGAATCTTCAGATACTCATATCGGTCACATGGTTGCGACAGAGACTTCAAGGTTTCACGCAGCTGCTTGATTTTCTTCCATCGCTCGGAGTTCTTCACCCAGATGTCTTGTATGTCCTCAGGCAGTTTGTCATGATCAGGACGGATACCCTTGCGGACATAAGTCCCCGCTTTCTCCTGCTCAACTGGCAGATGGGAATCGTCATCCGGCTTGCCTGCTGATGCAGCCTGGATATCAGCAGAGATCTCTCTATCCATACGGATGACATCCTGAAGCGTCTTTCCGTCCTGCTGCATCGACAAGAACCGGCGGATCTTATATTCCAGGAATTTCAGCTCACGCTCCGGACGATTCATGATCCGTCCTCGCATGGCACGGTCGTTGTTCATACGAAAGAGCAGCTCCGCTCCCTTGATAATACTCTCACGGCTGGAATGGTCGCTCTGCAACCACTCAAACAGCTCTTGTGTCATTTTAGGATTCAATCTCATATTTGTTGAAATTTAAAAGCGGCCTGGCGTTTATTTATAGCCAGACCGCCAATAATGAAGAAAAGAGAACGGTCTTATCCTCCGGCAGTCACCAGCTCGTCGTTGATACCAGAGATGGTACCTTCTTCTGTTAAGAGGGTCCCCTCGTAGTAAGGAGCAGGGAACCGATCGTCCACGGTCACCTCGATAGTGGTTGTGTTCGGGTCAGTAGTCGTCTTACCCTGTGCCTGAGAAAGCTGGACCTGAGTCTGATAGTCAGCATTACCGAACAGGCGGTGCTGTCCGTTTGCCATAGGAACTGAGATGAGTACGTCATCATTGTTCAACATAGCGATCAGGCCTGTATTCTTTTTGGCTGAACCAGGAAGAACCAGGATGACTTTGTTCTGGAAAGTCTTGGAACCATACGAGCCCTGTGACTGAGTTGTCACCTCAGCCTCCAACGGCACGAGTACCACCTTCTTCCAGGTCTCGTTCTCCTGAAGCGTGATATTGTCTGAGATGACAGCCACTTCTTCCATCTTGGTTGCGTTGTAGCCCTTCGGCTTGGGAATCGACTGGCACTTTCCCTTCTTGGTGAAGTAAAAGTGATTGCGGGTACCTGGCGTTGAGCTGTCACCTGGACAGAAGTCCACGTCTTCGTACAGATCCAGATCGGTGCAGGCTGCTTTGTTATTTTCTGGCATATTGTTTTATTTTTACTTGTTAAACGAAAAGGAAGCGGGGCCGGAGCCCCAGACTTCCGTTAAGATCATGCGAAAGCAACTCAGAGAAGTACCCATTATCAGGGCTCATTGTTTCCTGTACCATCGCCTCCGTCAGCACCATTGCCTCCGTCAGCACCATTGCCCTCTGTACCAGTATCCTTGAGACGAGCAACACAGAGCTTCTCCTTATTGATTGACTCGTACTGCTCACCATAGAACATGTTGGCAATGAAGTCAAGGTCGTAGTGAGAGTTCAGGGACTTCTCCACGAGGAACGTCTCATCAGCGGTACGCTGGTTCCAGAGCGTGAGGATGTTGTTCTTCGGAGTCAGGCACAGATAGTCCATGGGGACGTTCGGCAGTCCGACGAACTCAACAGTGGTACCCTCCAAATGAGCCTTTTCATAATGCTGGTTATACGGAAGAGCGCCATGGTTGTGCTGGTAGGACTCCTCATAGAAGTGCTTCACTGTGTCGTTCATGAACAACTTCAGCGACTGCTTGCGCAGCTTCTTGTCAGAACCCTTCCAGCCATCAGCAACACCCCAGTAGAAGTCCTTGACCAGGTCTTCTGTATTTTCCGTAGTGAAAGCTTCCGGCAGGTAGTAAAGGTTACCTTCCTCCTCAGACATGGCACCACTCTCGATTTCCTCGTCCTCAATGGTACAGAAACTATTGAACCACTTGGCCGTCTCAGTAGTGTTCGTAGGATCATGCTTGGCAGTCCACATTTCGTTGAACATATTCTCGCCAAGCTGTGCCATGATATAGGCGCAAACTCTCTTTACAAAAGGAACGTTTTTCAAGGCATCGCCCTTGGTGATATCCGAGCCCCAGAGTGAGTGAACGATGGAGTTCGGGTCAATCGGTTCGATACAGTTACCGAAGAAAGTCTCCAGCGTACGCTGTACGAGTTTTACGTTGCCGTTGCCGAGCTTGTACTTATCGTAGTTACCCATCTGGAAATTCCCTTTCATCTCGTGCAAGTGCTCCTTGTAGCGTATGCCGGTGCGTACGCCCATGTGCTGGACGGCCATGTTCATGGCGAACATCGGCATAGTAATGAGCTCCGTGCGGTAGCGCTGGAAGGCCGTAGCCAGCTCTTCCGGCGTGAAAGTGTAGTCAGGATCTACAGCTGTTGTTGGTTTTGCCATATTACAGAGCGTCTTTAATAGAGTTAAACAATTCCGCTGCACCCGAGAGAGCAGTGGTCGCATCGACAGTCTTGTCACCTGTGTCGTCAGGAGAAGAGCCCTTCAGGTTGGCGATCTGATCGTCCTTCAGCTTCACCTCATCCTCAAGTTTCTGGATTTTCTTCTTCATCTCATCGATGACACCGGCAGCCTTCTTGCAGGCATCATTCTGCTTAGTCAGCTCATCATCGATGGCCTTCATCTGGTCCTGAGTCAGAGTGACATTACCTTTCTCGTCCGGCTTGAAGCCGTCTGTGACAGCCAGTAAGGCCATCACGGCAGTAAACACTTTGATCATTTTTTTGTTAGTAATAATGGTCGGAGGTTCCGGAACAAGGCCCTTCAGCATATCAACGACCTTTTTGATAACGCTGGAGGTTGGATTCTCCTCGCCGGTTTCAGGATCGAAATCCTTAGGCAAGGCTGGTAGGCCCAGATCCTTTATTATAGAGTTATTAAATTTTCCTTCTAACGCATTGCTCAGCTTCTCGGCATCAATCACTTCATCCACGATACCGAAGTCCTTGGCATCAGCCGCTTTGATCCAGGCAGCCACCTTCATCTTCTCCTTGATGGTGTCAAGACTCTTGCCGTTTCGTTCTGCATAGATATTGGCTATCACGTCATCAACAGTGTCGAGCTGCTTGCGTTCAAACTGCAGCTGTTTGATAATCTCGTCCAGCTGCTCCTTGTTGAAACGCCCCCATGAGTCCACCCATGAGGAACAATTATGAATGAGCAGCAGCGCATTCTTCGACATCTTCACCGTCTTGGCGCCCATCACCATGAAGGTTGCAGCACTGGCCGACATGCCCAGGAAGTGAGCAGTCACCTGTCCATGGTTCTTGATAAGCTCATATATCTGGAGGGCAACACTCACGTCTCCACCCAATGAGCAAACAGCCACATCGACGGGTTGGTCCTTGTGTTTGTCAAGAATATACTTGACATAGTCGGCTGAGATTCCCCAGCCGCCTACGGTTCCTGTTAAATAAAGGTCATACTTTTTCATCTCTACCTTGATTTAATGCAAAGGTAGAGAAAGTGTTTAACGGTTAAAAATTCTATCTAACTTGCAATATAAGGAATTGGGAAGGCAGAGTTATAGGTTACTGAAACCTCAAACAACTGGTTATCGGTAATTTTATCCGGATGCGGTTCAACCATAGAAGTGACAGGATAAGGACGTTCATGCGTTCCTATCAGATACTGTTTCCCATCAGCGGTAGTAGCCTTATATATAACGCGCTCACGCGGGAACTCTTCCATAGAACTAAAGCTCAGCTTAGCCGAATAGACACGCTGACCAGCCTCCAGTTTATCACTAATATCCAGACCTGCCGGCACCTTAATGGGAACAGATGTCCATGAACATGCAGACAACAGCTCAACTGTTCTTGATGATACACGACGAATAGCAGGTATCTCTGACGCGAAACAGCGGTCAACCTTAATTATCACAGTAACACAGCTCATATACGTTAATTTTGGTAAATTGTTCAAAACTGTTCATAACTGTTCGCCAGTAGACAAAACAGGTGGTCTTGACGGGTTCTTTTTATAGTTAATTTTACTTAAACGGCTGTTCTCTTCCGTTTTTTCCTACGTAAATCCACCCCCTTGGCGTTCAGCCGGCACCGTTCGCGGTAGAAGCGCTGGCGGATGGTGTCGGCATAGTCAATGCTGATGCCGTGCATCTCACACCAGGCGTAGGCTGCCGTCTGGAGCTTCGAGTCCTCGTCACACATCTCGCGGAACTCCGCGTACAGGTTATCCGCGAAAAGGGCTTCTATATATTCTATGATGATGCGCTTGCCACGAGGTGTGACATAGTTCCACCCCTCAGGATCCTTCTGCTTTGAATACGGGATGGCCACCGGCGTCAGGCCAGGACCGCTCATCTCTGGCGGGACGTCAGCAGGGCGGCGCAGAAGCACAGCAGTAATGCGGCGGTTGCCCACCGACTGCGGAGGAAACGTGACAGGACTGCCGAAGTGGTGAACCAGCCACTGGGCAATGAATGGCTTCAGCTTCAGGTAGATGACGAACTTGCTCATACAAAATAGGCTTCCAAACTGTTAACGCGGCAAATATACGTTTTTTTCTGCGAAAAACTTTCACTTCTTGGGAAAATATTTCACCAGCGTCTGATGTAATTCTGTCCGAAAAAGTTGTAATTTTGTAACGCAGACACTAATCACTTGTAAATCAGTAACTTTGTCAACGTTACAACTGCCTGTTACACTTTTCTGCTACACTTCCAGACTGTAACAAGAGGCTTTTTCCGTTAATTTCCCTTAAAATAAAGAGTGTACGGCCTACAACCATGTTACACTTTTCAAAAAGTGTAGCAGAAGTGTAACGTAACTTTGTAGCAAGTTTGTAACGCTCAGACCTCCTTTATTTACTACTCTTTCAGACCCTTTCACCGACTCCGTTTACAAAGTTACAGAATTTTAGTACAAAAATGAAAAGGGAGGGGAAAGGGCGCAAATGCCGTGGCCGGAAGGGGCATGAGGAGGGCAGGATGCAACACCGTCAACAAATCTGGTGCCGGCAGTCATCAGCCCCCATGGGCGGCATGTGTCTGTAACGGTGTGTCTCTTTTTGGATAATACCTGGTTAAACGCTACGGTGCAAAACAAAAGCCCCACCGGCTCTCTCGGGCAGGTGGGGCGTCGGAAGATGTTATGGAAACAAAATCAGAATGCTTCGTCTCCGGGATGCTCCTGTTTGAAGAGCTGGAGCTCCCGGTTGATGCGCTCATCGGCTGCTTCAGCTGAAGACTTCACGCTGCGCAGGTAGATCATCTCCACGGCAGGGGCACCCGGCGGTGCATCCTTGTCACGACGGATGATGCGTCCCTGGCCGTTGCGGAACTCCTCGGGGTTCAGCTCGCTCACCCACGGGCACAGCTCGACGAACGACCGCAGCTTGCGCGTAAAGGTGTTCATCACAATCTTGTTGGACCCGGTGGCCGCCTTGAAGTCGCTGAAGGCCTTCTCGCGTACGAGGAAGTCATCCAGACGGCCGCCTTCCTCGCTGAAGTAGCCGTTGGCCCAGTCCTCGAACGACTCGCCCATGTCAGCCTTCCACTTGCGCTTGATGATGTTGGCCATGGGCGGCAGCAGCTTCACCGGCTCCTGCGACACGCTGAGGTAGAACTTCTCGCACTGCAGCAGGAAGTTCAGGTCCTGGTTCCACTCCTCCTCCGAGTACAGGCGTGAGTAGAGGTCCTTGCCGAAGTCGTCGCGGATGCTCCGGCTCTCCAGGTAGTCGTTGTCCTCCGTCTTCTGGTGGTAATAGTCCGAGAACACCATGTACAGCAGGCGTGCCTCGCTGCTGGGGTCGAAGTTGGCCGGCACGTAGTTGGTGGTGAAGGCTATCTTCGGCGACTCCTCGAAGGGAATGGTGAACGACTGGTTGTTCTTCGGGTTCACGGTCATGTCCGAGGTGATGTTGTCGTAGAACAGCCCAGTGTTCAGGAAACGGTCGCAGTCGTCAATGAGCAGCATCTGCGTGTGCTGGGTCACCTGGTCGAAGACGTGAGGGTTGTCCATCAGCTTCGGGTTGCGCCCGCTGAGCTTCACCGTCCGGAGCAGCATGGAGAGCACCTTGAAGAAGAACGACTTGCCCGAACGGCCGTTGCACTCGTCGTTCTCGCCAATCTTAGAGTCCATGGCCATGGGGGCCCAGGCCCGCGAAGGCGACTTATAGCGGTGCAGCATGTAGCCCATGGTGAAAATCTTGTTGATCAGGTTCTGCTCCTGCTCGGCTGTCTCGGCTGCCGTCAGTCCCTCGCCAGCTATGTCGAAGCGGTGCCGGGCGGCATACTCACGCCGCTCATCTGCCGTGTCAAAGCGCTGCTCCATCTCCTTACGCCAGAAGATGCGGGAATTGTTGATCATGTAGCCCATCAGGTTCGAGCCCACCTTGTCAATCCGGATGGAGAACGTTGTCCGGCCGTCCTCGCCTGTATGCCGCTCTATCGTGAAGAAGTCGTCCAGCAGCGTGAACTGGTGCCCGATGACGTTCTCCTCCCACACGTAGTTGGGGAACTTGAAGTCCTGCTTCCTGGTCACTTCCAGACCCCGTGGCGTGGCCTTCACGCAGACGTTAGGAAAGAAGAACAGCTGCGAGTCGTGGGTAAACGACGTGAAGTCGAGCGTCACCTCGTCGATGCTCTCCAGCATGCCTGCCGACAGCTTCGGCGTGTCGAGCACCAGGTTGAGCACGCCCAGGTCGCGCACCTCGGTAATCACCCACTGCCGCACGAACTCACGCATGTCCTTCGGCGTAACCGACCGGACGATGTAGCCGTCTATCTTGACGTACTTCGTTTCCTTCTGGTTGTCGTCATGAAGGGCATAGAAGCCGTTTAGCTTAAGGAAGTTGTACAGGCAGGCCGTATCTATCGAGTAGCGCGTCTCGCCGGTCTTCTTGTTGAAGGACGTCTTCCAGAAGCGGGCAGGCATGGCCATGGCCATCAGCAGCCGGAAATCCTTGCGCGTGTGGCGCACTTCCATCCAGTCCCTGAGGTCCTTGCGCGGCTTGCCGCGGTTGTCGCGGTAGCCGCACAGCCACTGTGGCAGCCATACAGTACGGACATCGATGAAACGCAGCGCCAGCTCCCTGCCTTTGCGCACCCCCGTCTCGTCGATGTCCGGTATGTTGTAGAGCACCTCCACGTGCTTCATGATTTCCCTCACCTCCTCTTCGCTCAGCTTGTAGGTCTCACTGTTGAACCACAGCGGCATATAGCCCAGGCTCCGGCAGCACAGCGCGTCACGCTCACCGCTGCAGATGAAGGCCTCAGGCAGCTTCTTGGGCTTGTAGGGCTCCTCCTCGGTATGCGTGCGGCACCACTCCTTCTCCTCGTCAGCATTGAACTTCCGCTCAGCCTTGATAAGCTCACGGAGGCCGTTGATGTACCTGGCAGGCTTCACGCCTGCAGGGAAGTACTGGAAGCGGAAGCCCTTGTCCGGGTTCAGCGGCTCATACACCTTGTAGAACTTCACCTCCTCAGCGTCGCCCGTAGCCTCCCTGACCACGCACTCGCGCATAAAAATGGGGTAGTTCTCGTTCGAGTAGCGTATCCTGGTCTTGCGGTCCTTCGTATAGGAGAACCACTTCACCGAGTGCCAGTGAAGCGCCTCCACGTGTTCCTGCGTCACGTTGGGGCCCAGCACCTTCAGCTCAGCCTCAGTAAACTCCTTCATCTCGAAGTCACGGTGGCCGTCCGGCTCGTCGGCACGCGCCTCACGCTCCGTGAACTCCGCCTTGTTGATTGAGTGGTCCAGCTCGTCACGTATGTCGAAGTGCGCCGCAATCTGCAGCACCGCCTCGTTGAAGCGGTCCTGAGGCAGGTTCATCTCGTCCATGTAAAGCTGGATGGCCGACTTCCAGCCGTCGCCGCCGAAGTCCGTCACGCCCCATATCTCGCCGTATTTGGCCGACTTCCTCTTATGCAGGCAGGCCGACGGCGTCTTCTCGTTACGCACCTTGAACTTCTTCACGGGCAGGCCGTCATCACCCACCGACTGCGGGTATATCCACGTGATGATGTCCAGACCGCCGCGGGTGCTGTCGTAGATTTTCTGTACCGATATCATAATTTTCTCTTTCTGGCACAAAGATACGGCAGGGGGCCGCGTCTTCAAAATACCTGGTTACACATTAGCAAACTCCAGCCGCTCCGGCTCACGTGGCCACGCCTCCATGCGCAGCCGCAGCCACGCTGCCCGCCGCTTGCGACGGAACTTGGCCTGCCACCTGATGAGCATGCCCTGCGTGGTAAGGTAGTCGTGCGGCTTGCATATCACCTCACGCTCACCCGTCAGCCGGTTCTCTGCAGTAATAACGTACTTCATGTTATCTTCGTATTTGGTCATAGACAGATTTCAGGCAATAGTGGCACCCGGTCTTCTTTGCCTTATGCGGTGTCTTCAGCAAGCGCACCATACCCTGATAGCAGTAACCGGTAGCCTTAGCCGCATGGCCGATACTGGCAAAGACCGTTCCCGTCTCAACCTCAATAACGGCCTTGAAGTGCTTGGCACTGTCATGCGTCAGCAAGCCCAGACGGCGCAGACGCAGCATGTTATCACGGCGGTTCCGCACATACTCGGGCGTCCTCTTGTGTTTTTTGCCCTTCATGTAGTTGTGTCCTTTCTTGAACGTGCCGTCCGGATTGCGGATGTTGTCCTGAGGAAGAACCAGTGCCGACGTGTCACCACTAAAGTGGACGGCCATGTAGTCCGCCTCATAGAACCAGTTCAGCCCTCCGCACAGGCGTTGACGGCCACGGCAGCATTTCGAGATGCCGTCCCGGCTGAAGCCATATTTATCGACGGCCACCTTGACACTGTCGAAGAAGCCGGCCACCCTGCCGTCAGGCCACACAGCAACAACCTTCTGGCACCTGCCCGGATAGTCGTGCACGTTCTTCCCCGCTGGTGGAATCAGTCTCTTCATGTTCATTTTATTCCCTTTCTTTCATATGCCCACCCTACAAGCCTGTTAAATGGCATGGCAATCCCAAGTTTAACGCCCGGTTTAAACAGGGCAAAGTCGCCATCTTCATCCACTTCGCCGTCGGATTGCCCCTCAAAACATTCGAGATTGTCAAACACGAAGAGGGCTGTCCTGCCCAGCGACAGGAACAAGTCCTTTAATTTCTCTTCTGTTTTCATACGCTTATCCTCTTTCTTACTTCAATCTTCAATTCCCACTCTGCCGTCTCGAACGTCACTACCAACTTCGCGGCATTTATCTCCCGGCAGACTTTCAGCTGCTTCTCGATGTAGTCGTTGATGTCCATTGCTTTAGTCATTTTCAAAGTGTTGAACATAGTCCTGAATGCTCCCCTTTGGTTCAAAGTCGCATTCTGTCAACATACACTCATTCTCTTCCTGGTTCATGTGCCGGCAGTTCCAGCATTCCTCGCTCAGATCTCGTACGCCGTAGAGTTTCTGGAACCGCTCTTTCCCCTTGGTATTTACACAGTGGACGGTCGCAGGATCCTTGCCTATCTCTGCACAGTGAGAACACAGGTCATGGTTGTCATTGGCCCACCAGCAGAACCCGTATTCAGGGTGGTAGCACGGGTCTTTCTCCGTGCATCCGCATACTTTACATACTCCGTACATATTCTCTGATTTGTATATCACGATAAACATTCACATTCGCAAACACCCTCCGCGTCCAGTCCCGCAGCTCGACGGCCTTCAGACGGCTGCACGGCAGGCTCAGCGACTCTCTTCTGCCCCCCCCACGGCGTATCCCCGTGACGGTGTATAGCGGTACCTGCTGTTTCATGACTCCCTAAAAACAAATTTAATCTCACCGCTGGGCGTCAGTTGCCAGCCCTGCACCCGTTTCCGGGAATACTCCTTATAAGTGAATACCTTCTCGACGACGGTGTAGTCTATACGTGCCGCATAGTCCAGGCCCTTCTTTGTCACGATCTGGACCTGTCCGTTGCCCTTGAAAAGCCGGATGTCGCCCTTCTGGTACCTACCGCCCGTCGCTTCCTTCAGTTCCTCCCGAAGCAGGTCGATGAAGGTATCGAAGTCCCTGTGGTTAAAGAACCCGCAGCCGTTCACCTCACGCATCATGCCGACTGCCTTGTCGAGGTAGCGCGGATTGCCGCTCTTGCATAAGAAATTGTCAAATACTATCATACGCTCTTAACTCTTAACCGTTAAATCTCTACTTCTCCCCGCAGTATCTTGCTCATACCGTCACCTCCTTCCTGATCAGTCCCAGATTACTCACCACGCACCCCGTCCGTCCGTCAGCCGGTTCTCGGCCGTGATGACATATTTCTGCTTTTTCATGGGCACATGTCTTTCTCGTCGATGAGGTTGATCAGTTCTACCAGCTCATTGCTGATGTTCGAGGCTCGAGCCGCCATGACGCGCAGCTTCATGTAACCGTCGTAGCCTAAGACATACTCCTTTTCTAACCTGTCTTCAAGAAGATGGAGCCTGTGACAAAGATCTTCGGCAGAACCGGTCGCCTGAAACATCAGGTCGTTGGCCTTGTCTGATATCTTCTTGCACTTAGGATTCAGATCCTCACACAGCGTCTTCATACAACCACCTCCTCTGCTTCTATCGGCAACCATACTTCCTCCGCCGTCTCTTCGTCACTCCTGTTCAGCTGGGCATGCTCCAGAACCTGCCACAGCTGCTTCTTTCCCGTAGCCAGCGCGAAGCTCATCTCCGTGCCGGCACCGCAGGACTTCTCCCAGTCGGCAAGGTAATAGACGGTGTCACACGTTGCCAGGACCATCAGGTCACGCAGCAGCGCATAGGCATAGAAAGTGACCTTCTCCCCGTACGGCAGTATCGCGGAGTCACGCTTGTGGCCTCTATGCAGTTCATCTTGCCAATCTTTCTGCGTCGGATTGAAGACATCATATCCTCTGTCCTGCAGCATCTTCTCGGCCTTGGCAAACTTCTGGCGGGTGGCATCGCTGATCACCTCCTCACCGATCTTTCCACTGATATATACTCTCATAATCCTATTTCCATATCACATAAATTCTCTTCCTCGATGTATCTTGGGCAACCTTCGCACCGTTCTCTCTCCGGATAGGGGCAGACGGTTTCCAGTTCTGAATAGTCAATATCTTCTATCATAATCGTATCTTATTGAAATCCCGGAATTGTCAGCTGCTGGCGGTCGGCCTGCCACTCCTCGAAGGTCATGGCCATCGCCTTGCCCAATTCGTTCTCCGCTACCTTCAGCTCGCTCTTGGCAATGCGCAGCTGCTCCAGCTTCTCGTCGCAGACCTCCTTGGCCTTAGCCACCGCCTTCTCCTTCTTGCGCGAGAAGTCAACACGGCTGAAGAAGTAGTCGAACAGCACCTTGTTGCACTCCAGCTGGTATTTGATGAGATTCTCCCTTGCTTCCTCCTTCACGTTGTCCGGATTAATGGAGAACAACCAGCCAGGGAAGAACTGGAGGGGAATGCAGAGCATCTCACGCTCTCTGCCGTCGGCACCAACCGTGGTGCTCAGCACCATAGTTGAACCGAAAACAGGATGCTCCTTCAGCTTCACACGTTGGGCGGAAAAGTTCACGCCTAAGATTTCACACACTGGCTTTACGGCCACTAACTGCTCTCGCTCATCGGCCATCACCTGAAGGCTGATGCCGTTGATTATTGCGATGTTGGTTGTACTCATAATCCTTTCATCGTTTCTTGGTAAAACAATTCGGCTTCCACGCAATCGGCGCAGAGACCACTTTCTGTTATCTCGTCTGACTCTTCTCCACAGAAGCTGCACACTCCATGGTGCAACTCTGACGGGTGGTAAGTTCTTTCAGTTATCATGCTTCATTCTCCTTTTCCACTTTATATCCCTTACTCCTGAGAGGTCTCATGGGCAAACTCATACACGTCCGCCACCCATCCGCGGTGCTGCTTACCGTCGCCCAGGACGGCGGCATCCACAATCACTCGTTCTCCAATGTTCATATCTTCAGCAATACATCAATCGTTTCCTTCAGCTGCCTTGCCACACCGTTAAACAGGCGGCGTTCCTCCAGTGAGGCACCCTCAATCATGTGCTGCAGGGCCACCGCCTCCGTGAAGTCCATCCCCATCAGGTTCACCTTCAGTCCTTTTGTCATCTCCACGTACATAGCGCTATCCGAATTGAAGGTCATACTCCGGCATACGGAGTCCGTATTCATCCTCATCATACACCTCATGGTCTTCCCGCGAGACAGGGCCGTGACCCAGTCCGACGGCAAACGCCCGTCCGAAGCTGTCAAACTTCAGCAGCTCGATCTTCGTGTGGGCCAGGCACATCCGCACATGGCCACCGCGCAGGTTCATGCCGTCGATGGTCACACCACCCAGCGCGTCGATAGCTTGTTCAAAACCCTTTACTCTCAT